TCTAGAAGATAAAATGGAAGCAGAGAAAAAAGTAAAAGAAGATGAATCTAGTAAGAAAGATAAAAAGAAAAGACCTACAAAAAGAAGTGATAAATCTTCTAAACGGAAGACTGGAACTGACGCAGAGGGAGAAGGATCTACTTCTCTTGATAATGCAAATTGATAGTTCCTGGTCACCTACTTTTGAAGGAGATTACAAACATGTATTGTCTACGGATAATCGTAAGCTATTGTCTAAACAATCTAGAATGAATAAGGCTAATCTAAGTATGTATTCTAAAAGTTTGTTTGAAAAAGGTTGCCTTGTTAAAAATAAAGATGGCGGGGTTGAAGTCAATAGAATAATGATGCCCAAAGTTTATGGTAATTTAGTAGAGTATAATTTTGTATTAGATATGGGGGATAAAAACAATGACTGATAGAACAGTAACATATAAGATGTTTCATCTTATTAAAGATGTACTGGAAGGTGGGGAAACAACCAAAACCATCCAGAAAAAAGGAAGCGATGTAGTAAAGGTAATTAATACCTATACTAGTATTAAAAGGAGATATTTCTTAAAGTATTTTTCATGGATACTTGAGATACACTCTTGGACAACAGAATATGAACAAGAAAAGGAAAAATGATTTTTGCTAAAGAGCCAACATGGCAAAAAGATATAGTAGATAACATAGCAAAAGAGTTTGGAATAGACAAGCGGGTGGTGAGAGAAATAGCTTACTACCCTTTGTTATTTCTCAGACGTGAGATGTCAGATGAGTATTCGGAACGCCCAGTTAGGATCAGAAAACTTGGTGCTTGGAAGATGCATACCAGATCCGGTAAGGTAAAAAGACTTAGAGAACGGGGTAAATTTCTTAAAGAAAACTCAGATAAATTATGGAACAAAATACTTACTAGTAAGCTAGCTCCATTTGAATCTCAAAAGGGATTTGAAAACTATGTAGATTACATGGTTGGTAAAAGAAACCATAACCTTATACGCTATTATGAGCGCAAGGCAAATGAGTATTTGTAACTATTTTTAAAAAAATACGTATTTTAATATGAAGGCATTTGATATTCAAGGAGATGTTGTCACGTTTACACCGGAGTTCTTAGCTGTACCTGAAGTAAAAGCTATTTGGGATAGAGATAAGACAAAAAACAAGACAAAAGCTATTAAAGAGTTGTCTTTTATAGTGTTTTATAGTGATGAACGTCTTCACAATCCTTACACCAGTTACTCTATTGAACTGAGAGAGGAGATTCTTCGAGCTGATTTTCTAGATGGTTCAACTAAACCATTAGATGAAAAAATCTTAGCTGGTATAAGAAAATTAAAACAGTTGCTTGAAACAACGTCTATGAGACTGTTGTTATCGGCGCAAGTAGCTGCAGATAAACTAGCCGGCTGGTTTAAGAAAGTTAATTTTGATCTTGTAAAAGAAGACGGTAAACCAGTGTATTCAGCATCCGAGTTGTCTAGAAACTTAAAGGATGTTGGTAATATTATTAAATCACTCAAAGAGTTGGAGAATCAAGTTAGAAAAGAACAGGAAGATGACAATAAAGCCAGAGGTGGATCTGAAATTGGAATGTTCGAATTACCTACTAAACGGGATTATTAATGTATAAAGTAGAGGTTAAGTATCTAAACGATAGGAAAAAATTTACAAATGCTGCTGATACTTTTAGGGAAAATGGTTATTATACCGCTGCTCCAAAAGGAACGAAAGAGTATAAAGGGTTCTGGGAAGAAGAACTAAAAAGATGCAGAAATGGTTATGTAGCCGAGGATGGTGATTTTATCTCCGGCTATTTTTATTTCTACTTGAACTATTGTCCTATTATAAAGACAAAGGAGATAGAATATACTGCAAAAAACGGTATGAGTTATATCAAAAAAGAAAGGATTAGAGATTTTCCTGACTTCTACGATTACGATAGAGCATACTTTGATGCTATAGAAGAAGCAGAAAAAAATGGTAAACACTTAGCTGTTGTTAAGAAAAGGGGAGCTGGGTATTCTTTTAAAGGTGGTTCTATGTTGTGTAGAAACTTTTATTGTATTCCAGATTCTAAATCTTATGCTATAGCTGCCGAGATGGAGTTTTTAACCAGAGATGGTCTATTAACTAAGGCTTGGGAATTTATGGACTTCATTGATCAATATACTGCCTTTTCAAAAAAGAGACAGAAGGTTGATACTAAAACACATAAAAGAGCATCTATCGTAAAAGACATGTACGGTAGTAAAGTTGAGATAGGTTATAAGTCTGAAATAATTGGTATTTCTTTAAAGAACGATCCCCAGAAAGGTAGAGGTAAGCGAGGTAAACTTATTTTATGGGAAGAGGCTGGTAAATTTCCTAATCTTAAAACAGCTTGGCAAATTGCTAGACCTTCTGTAGAAGATGATGACGGTAAGGCGTATGGTTTAATGTTAGCTTTTGGTACTGGTGGTACGACAGATGCTAACTTCGAAAGTTTAAAAGAAATTTTCTATGAACCTAATGGATATAATTGTCTACCGATAGAGAACCAATGGGACGAAGGAACTATGGATATGCCTTGTGGATTCTTTGTTCCTCAGTACATGAATATGTATGGTAAGGATGATGAAGGCAACTTTTTCATGGATAAGAATGGTAATAGCAATATTAAAGAAGCTATTAGGTATTCTTTAAAAGAGAGAGAAAAGGTTGTACATAATGCTACAGATAGGAGTTCTATTGACAGGTTCGTTGCAGAAAGACCTTTTACCCCACAAGAAGCTTGTTTGGAAATTAGTACAAATATATTCCCAAAAAAGGAATTAATTACCCACTTAGCGGAAATTAGGAATTCTTCTACACTAAGAGATTTTAAACAAGTTGGTACACTTACTTGGAATAAAGATGGTAGATTAGATTGGATGCCATCTAAAACATTAAAAGATCTAACTAGGTATAGGATCAATAATGATGAATCAAAAGAAGGAGCTATTGTTATATGGGAGCATCCAGAAGAGAATCCTCCGTTTGGATTATATATTGGTGGATGTGACCCTTATGATCATGACAAATCAACAACTAATTCTTTAGGTTCTTGTATAATATATAAGCGTTATCAAAGCTATGAAAAGTTCTACGATTTACCAGTTGCAGAATATACAGGTAGACCGGAGACAGCAGATGAGTTCTATGAGAATGTTAGAAAGTTAGCTAAGTATTATAGTGCTAGTATACTGTATGAGAATGAGAAAAAAGGAATGTTCACATATTTTGAAAAACAACATTGTGAATATATGCTGGCAGATCAGCCGGGCACAATTAGAGATGTAATAAAAGACTCTAAAGTTCAAAGGACAAAAGGAGTTCATATGAACAGAGAAATTAAATTTTGGGGAGAAGGATTAATCAAAGAATATCTTAATGAAGAGTTTGCCCCAGGACAAAAAAACTTATTAAAAATATACTCAGAACCTCTACTTGAAGAATTGATTAACTATAATGATACCGGTAACTTCGATAGGGTTATGGCATTTATGATGGTTATGATATATAGAGAGGAACTGTTTAACGTGCAAGTTAAAAAGAAAAAGGAAGAAAATAGGGCTAATGCTATATTTTCAGATCCTATATTTAAACATAATATAATCTAGCTAGAAAATGAATAGACACGACGATGTTTTTCCTGTACAGAAATTACCGTTATCTAAGAAAGATAAGAAGTGGAAAGAGGCATCTGTAAATGCAACTATAGGAAAAGTTGGTTCGGGTCGTATTGGGACTTATACTAGGAAAGAGAGAATGGCAATTGCTTATGAATTGTACAACTCTAATTTCGATAAGAAGGACTTAAAGTATATTACAGACCCATTTGATATAGGGGATAGTTTCCCCGCTTCTCCACAAGAGTTCAATATTATTAGGCCTAAAATTGATCTACTTGTAGGTGAGGAATCTAAACGACCTGAAAATTTCATGGTTGTACAAACTAATGACGAAGCTGTTAGTATGGTTCAAGAGCAGAAGAAAAAGATGCTTTTGAATTATTTGTATGATATGATAGCGCCAACTGAAGGCGAAGAAAACGCAATGACTCCTCCTCAGATAGAGGAATACTTAAGGAAAAATTATAAAACAATTGCTGAAAAGCAAGCGATACAAACATTAAGGTATTTAAGAGAAAAACTTAATATACGAAACGAATTTTTAAAAGGATGGAAAGATGGTTTAATTGGTGGAGAATCAATTTACTATTCTGGTATTGTCAATGGTGAACCAGACTTTTCAAGACAAAATCCACTAGAATGTGACTACGATCCTAATCCAAATCTTGATTTTATAGAAGATGGGGATTGGTTTGTTAAACACACTTATATGAGTGCCGCAGAAATATACGACACGTATTATGATAAACTAGATGAGGATAAACTAGATATTCTACTGAGGATGACAAAAGGTTCTTCTGGTGGAATGAAAGCACAAGGAGATGACTCATATAGACCTATTATTTATAAAGAGAATCTTACAGACTTTATACATGGGAGAAATAACTTTACTCAAGACAAATTAGACGTTTGGCATGTTGTTTGGAGGTCTTATCAAAAGGTTGGTTTTTTGAAATATATAAACGAATTTGGAGATGAGGAAGAAATAATTGTAGATGAAAACTATAAAGCTACTAAAGATGATGAAATCGAGTGGACTTGGTTTGGTCAAATTTGGGAAGGTTATAGGGTAGGTACAGATCTGTATTTTGGTATAGAGCCTGTAGATTATGTTGATACCACATTAGATTCTCCTCAACGTCAAAAGTTACCTTATACTGGTGTTATATATAGTAATACTAACTCAGACAATAAATCTCTAGTTACGATAATGAAACCTTTGCAATATATGTATATTGTGATTTGGTATAGATTAGAGTTGATGTTGGCTAGGGACAAAGGTAAAGTTTTAACTATGGATGTGACACAAATACCCAAATCTATGGGGATTGATGTCAAACAATGGCTACATTATTTATCTGCCTTGGGGGTTAATTTAGTTAATCCGTACGATGAAGGTTGGGATGTACCTGGTAGAGAGGGTGGAAAACCTGCTCAGTTTAATCAAATATCTTCTCAAGATCTTAGTATGATTAATGTAATTGATGGTTATATTGGTCTACTTGCTAAGATAGAAGATATGATTGGAGAACTATCTGGCGTATCTAGACAACGACAAGGAGCAATTCAACAAAGGGAATTAGTTGGTAATGTAGAAAGATCTGTTATTCAATCTAGTCATATTACAGAACCTTTGTTTTGGAAACACAATATGGCTAAAAGAAATGCGTTAACGGGTTTGCTGAATACAGCAAAACATGCTTGGAAAAATTCAGAAAAGAAGAAGTTGCATTTTATATATTCAGATATGTCTCGTGTATTTATGGATATTTCTGAAGACTTTTTGTATGCTGATATTGATATCTTCATGACAGATTCAACTAAAGAGAATCAAAACTTGGAGGCATTAAGATCCTTGCTAGAACCGGCGATGTCTGCTGGAGCTGGTTTGTTTGATGCTGCCGAGATTATCACAAGTGATAGTTTATCTGATATTAAGGATAAGCTGAAAGAGATTGAAGAGTTGAGGCAAATGCGTGAACAACAAGTTCAAGAACAAGCTAATCAGGTACAGATGCAAGTTGCACAAATGCAAGCAGAAGAAAAAGCCGAAGAGAATAGAATTAAAGAAGAAGATTCTATTCGTAAAGCGGAAACAGATATACAGGTTGCTTTAATACAGGCGGAGTCTAAATTAATGGATAATTCTGGGGAAGATGATGGACGAATTAGTGAAGAAGAAGCTATCAAATTCCAGTTACAAAAAAACAAACAAACTGATGATTTTAAATTAAAGATGAAGCAAATAGAAGAACAAGCTAGAAAAAATAGAGTCGATGAAAGACTTAGAAAAGAAGAAATAAGTATTAAGAAAAAACAAGCAAATAAACCAACAACAAAAAGTAATTAATCATGGCAGAAGAAAATAATGCTCAGGGACTAGGGGGATTTGAAGCTATATCAGATTTTCTCATAGGTAAGAGCCCTGAAGGAGGAAGTGGAGTAGATGCACAAAATGCGGATATTCATTCTGAAGAACCGCCTATGACAGATCCAGAAGTTGTTAAGAATTCTTCGTTTGAAGACG